AACTTTTGTGCTCAGCAGCCAACAAAAAAGCCACCCTGAAAGGTGGCTTAACTGCATGATTAATATCATTAAATTTGGTGGCCCCTGCTGGGTTTGAACCAGCGACCAAGCGATTATGAGAAAGTTGAATAGCAACCGAAAAACAATAACTTACGTTGTTTAACAATGACATAGGTTGCCAATGATTGCCAATCATTTGCCAATGTTAGCCACTTCTGCCGCCACTTTGTCGCCACTTTGGGCTAGCGGATTTAGCTTTGCCGCCTCCTCTAAATGGTCGGGTGCAAAGTGAGCATACCGCATAGTCATTTTGATATCTGTATGCCCTAAAACTCTTTGTAACACCAAGAGGTTTCCACCGTTCATCATAAAGTGGCTTGCAAATGTATGGCGTAAAACATGCGTGAGCTGTCCGGCCGGCAGCTCAATTTGTGTTCTTTCAAGAGCTGACCGAAAGGCACTATAACAATCAGCGAATAAGCGGCCGCTTTTCTTTTCTGGAATTATTTTATAAATCGAGTCTGTAATAGGCACAGTCCGATTTTTTCGGCCTTTGGTTTTTATATAGGTGATTTTGTTTTTTGTTATCTGGCTTCTTTTTAATTCTTCAGCTTCTGACCATCTTGCGCCAGTGGCTAGGCAAATTTTTACAACAGTTTCTAGGTCTGCCTGATCGCTGTTTCGGCATTCAGATAGCAAATGCTCTATCTGAGAATGAGTAAGCCAGGCCATTTCACTCTCTTCAGTTCGGAAGGGGCGAATATGCCTTAAGGGATTTTCACCTGTCCACTCTCCAAGTCTGCCGAGTTCATTGAATACGGCACGAAAGTACGCCAGCTCTAAATTCAGCGTGCGGGGAGAGACTTCCTTGACACGATTTGAGCGAGCAAAGTCACCTTTAAGGCGTCGCTCTCTGTAGCGTGAAAACATCTGAGCATCAAAATCAACCGCAAGCGGCTCGCCCATACACTCAAAAGCATGGGTCATTGTGAGCCTTCTCTTTTCCCCGTCTTTAAGGGTGATGCCGTGAGCGCTATACCAAGAGGTAATGAGGTCTTTCAAAGTTCGTCTATCTGCTGGCTCCTCATTCCACGGCTGCTGAGTAACGTGCTTTTCAAATGCTAACGCTTCGCCTTTCGTCGCAAACTTTTTGCGGATACGCTTGCTATCTCGTCCGTAAGGGTAGACCTCGCTTATCCAGCCACCCTGAGAAAGTTTGCGCACAGTCATTAATTCACCTCGCTATACACACCAATCACCCGACCCAATACTTTGATGTCGTCAGTGCTGCATTCAAATTGTATCTTTCCGCCTGCTACGTGAAGCCTTTTGCCAGGTAGCACAGTTAGCTCTCTTAAGCTGATTGCACCCTCAACATCTACTAGCCATTGTCCGTCAGCTAAAGGTGCGTCTTTTTCGATGATGAAATTTTTATCTTCATTGCTTACGCACATTGCATTTTTGGGCGGCTTGCGAAAAAGTTTATCCCCTACGTCAAGAATTCCATTTTCTGTGAGCCTTCCTTCACTTAATGTGAACATTTGCAGGTGAGTCAAAGAGGTCTGGGTTTCATCATTTCTCTGTGGCCCTTGTCCTGTAAGAATCCACCTGATGTTAACACCAGTCTCTAAGGCGCAATGAGCAGCAAAATCATAGGAGACATTGCCGCGCGTATAGCGGTTTTGCAGCGTGCTAGCAGCAATATCAAAGTGGTTTGCAAGCTGAATTTTTTGGCTAAACCCGTATACCTGACAAATCCTGTCTAATACTTCCTCGTTAGAAATTTGGCCTTCAAAGTCCATAAATGGGTTTTCCATGTTGACCAATGCGAAAAATCGCATTAGGATTCGTTTTATTGGTGGCGATTGATGGCAAACGGTGGCAATCAATGGCAAAAACTTACAAAAGAGGAATGATGCAATATGGCTTCTGAAATCGCAATCTTCAAAGTGCCGGCTCCTATCGTTACGACTGAACAGTTCGCTGAGCTGGAAGGTGTATCCCTTCGTACTGTTTATCGTTGGACAACTGGCGATAACCCACGCCTGCCTATTGAGGCTCGCTCTATCCGCAAGGGATGCAAAAGAGCTGGCGGCCCTATTCGCATTTATTACGCTCGCTGGAAAGAAGAGCAGCTGCGTAAAGCCTTTGGTCACTCTCGCTTTCAACTCATTATTGGCGGCTAATTCACTATAAGTGAATCAAAGGATTGGTCTATGTTTGATTTTGAGATTTCCACCCAAACACACTTTGATGAAGCCTGCCGCAAGTTTGCTGCCACTCATAATCTGACTGAGTTAGCAGAGCGCGCTGCAGTAAGAGTTCAGACTCTGCGCAATAAACTGAACCCTGATCAGAAACACAAGCTGACCGTTGACGAAGTGCTGTTGTTAACTGATCTCACTGAAGATGCAACCCTGATTGATGGCATGCTTGCGCAGCTGAATTGCCTGCCGTGCGTACCGGTCAACGAAGTGGCAGAGGGGAACTATTCGACGTATGTCATGAAAGCTACTGCTGAGTTAGGCGTGCTGGCTTCTAAGGCTTTTAGTGGCAGTAAAATCTCTGCTAACTGCCGGCGCGGAATCGTGGAGGCAGCAAATACAGGTGTCCGCTGCATGATGCTGGCTGCAATTGCCGTACAGACCCGCATTCACTCAAACCCGACTTTAGCCTCGACCGTGGATGCAATCAGCGGTATCGGCGCAACAGTTGGCATCAGTTGAGGAGCCGCATGATGATCTCGTTAGCATCACGCCTGAAGAAGCAAAGTCCGTCAATGTCATATGGCAATGGCTGGATAATGGGACAAAACGGCAAACCGTGGCATCCAGTGCTGTGCAGCCAGGGTAAAGAGGTAAAACAGAAGGGGAAAACATGGCTATCGAAGGTAGCGCAATGCTGGGCGAACTGAACGCGGGACAGCGTGTAACAGCGCTTAATCACCTCGCTTTAATTCGCTCTCAGTTTGGCGGCAATTGTGAAAAAGAGCTATCCCGTTTCTTTGATGATATGCGCGATGTAAGAGACAGTAATTATCAGGAAAATAAGCGGGCATTAAGCGCAATTCTTTTTCTAGCGAATATCGGTAAAGACAGGCACGATATTTCTTTTAGTGAACTGACTACTGATGAAAGAAGCGCGTTAATCCGGGCAATGAATCATTTAAAAGCAGTCGTGAGTTTATTCCCCAAGAAAATGACTCTGCCAAATTAATTAATTAAAGAAAATAAAAGGCGTAAACCCGCCGGGCATTCCTTTGCCCTAAATCTGGAGAAAGCGATATGAGAAATATTGAAACCCGTACGTTTGATGCTGACGTTGAGCAGCTTTCGTCAATCATAAATTCTGCGCGGGCTGAAGAACGTGCCGAGCGCGGCCTGCAGGCTGCCCGCCGTCTGACAGGCATTGCAATGCACATTCAGCAGAAAGGGCTGAGCGGTGCTGAAGCCGCTGAATTACTGCGTCAGGAAGCTGAGCGTTATGAAAGTGAAGCGAATGAGGCGGTGCACTGATGGCTGACTCAATGGATATGGCGCAGGCGCGCGCCGACGAGCTGCTGGCGCGCAACATAGCCAGCGTGGTTAATCGCCCGGTCAGTGTGGCAGCTTCATTCTGTGAAGACTGTGAAACGCCAATTCCAGCAGCGCGCCGGCGCGCAATTCATGGTGTAACCCGCTGCGTTGAGTGTCAGGAAATAAAGGAGAATTCCAGTGCTTTCAATAAATGAAACACATGAAATATCCATCGCGCAAAACGGGGATTATGTTTTAAGCCGAATGGTCTGGCGAATGGTTAAGGGGGAGCGTGCGCGCGTTTCCGAGGTGGCCGCTATTTATAAATCCGAGGTGCTGTTAACACGTGATCTTATAAGCGATTGCATCGGCATTGCTGAGCATAAAAAAGAAATTAGTGAGCCGGGCCAAATGACGGGCATATATAGCCGCTTGATAATTGGCTGTCAGGAGATTTTTTCGGTTCTCTCCCCACTGCGTGAGCAAAGAAAAGCTGAGTATCAAAATCGTATGCGTCAGGAAGAAGGGCGCGCAAAGGCATTCAAAGGCGGTGCGGTATGAGCACAATTCTGAAGTGGGCGGGAAACAAAACCGGCATTATGCCTGAGCTGCTTGCGCATCTTCCAAAGGGTGATCGACTGGTTGAGCCGTTTGCCGGCTCCTGCGCAGTGATGATGAACACTGATTATCAGGCTTATTTGGTTGCGGATATCAATCCCGATCTGATTAACCTGTATCGTCAGGTAAAAGAGCACGTCCGCCCGTTTATTATCACGGCGGCCAGCCTGTTTAATCAGAACACGACCGGCGAAAGCTATTATGAAGTGCGTGAAGATTTCAATCACAGCCCGGAGCTGCCGCTGCTTGAGCGCGCGGCTCACTTCCTGTATCTGAACCGCCACGGCTACCGCGGCCTGTGCCGTTATAACCAGCGTGGCGGATTCAACGTCCCATTTGGTAATTACTCAAAGCCTTATTTCCCATTGGCTGAGATTGAGGCTTTTGCCGAGAAGGCGCAGCGTGCGACGTTTATCTGCGCTGATTTCCGTGAAACGCTGCGCCTGACTAAAACCGGTGATGTGGTGTACTGCGATCCGCCTTATGACGGAACCTTCGCAAGCTATTACGCTCCGGGATTTGACAAGTCCGCACAGCAGGAGCTTGCCAGCATGCTGCGCGACGTTTCGGAATATTGCCCGGTCGTAGCTTCAAACAGTGATACCGATAATACGCGCAGCAATTTCGCTGGCTTTGATCTGACCAGCCTTAATGTAGCCCGCTCAATAGGCGTGGCTGCAGGCAAGGGCAAAAGCGCCGCTGAAATTATTGCCGTGCGCTGTCCCGCTGCAGTGAATAAGGTCGTTGAGGCGCTGGCATGATTGAGGAGTTCGCTTACCCGTGGAATGCTCCACGGGAGGCCATCGCCAGCCCTTATCCTACCTATGAGGAAATGCACAGCCGCAGTCATATGATTGCGGCTTTAGTGCGTGCGCAGGAGCTACTTGAAAAGCAGCCGGCGCTGGTACAGCTGGACGTTAAGCGTCGTGTCAGCGATCTGGAAAAAACACAGGGAACAGCCCGCGCCAATGCGTACTTTGCAAAAACGTTTGTAGAGCGCACATTGCCACGTGTTGAAGCCGTCAGCACGCAGTATCGCCTCAGCGAAATGAAAGCCGGCACCTTTAACCTTCTGGCTGAAAACGCCACTGAAAAAGCCGGCGCGGCCAGTGCGGGCG